CTAATTTCTACTTAAATCCCACAGGTAATTTTTCGGCTGACGACCCCAAGGTTGCAAGGTACGCGGCACAGAAAGCAGAGGTCGCCAAGGATTGGGAGGACGCCCGTAAACGTGGAGATACTGTCAAGGTTGATGGTTTGACTTGGAACCAGTGGGCTTATGTCTATGGATTAGACGTCAATGATCCAACGCAATTTGCCAAGTTAAACTATCAGGTTAAAGGAGCAAAAAAAGGTTTTGATCCTGCAAAAGATTTGATTACTTTGAAGGACGCAGAGGATTACATTCAGAATTCAATTATCCCAGAAGTCGCAAATGAAAAATTAAACATTGGCGATATTACCTTCTTGAATTTTGTAACACCAGAAGAGTTTGCCGATAATTTGCTTGAAGGTATAGATCCAGAACTACAAAAAGAGGAATTTGATAAAGTACTTGAAACTCTTGGTTTAACCGGAGAAGAGCTTGGTCTCGACGAAGTAAAGCAATATATTATTGAAGCTTTTAGAACAGGTGCTGCTCAAAAAATTCGTGAATCAATTAAGTTCTTAAACGAAAAAAAACTAAGGCCAACACAAGAACGTCTTGGTGTTGATTACATCGAACGTCCAGAAGATTTCAAGCCAACTGACTCTCCTAACCAAACCGAGTTATTTAAGATATTCAAAAACGCAGGCTACCAGGGCAATGAGGACGAGTTTTATGATTCGTTCTTAACTGATGTTGATCGTGGTGAAATTGAACTTTTAACTCAAGGTGGAAAAGGCTTGCAGCTAGGTGGGTCATTCGCTGGTCTTACAAGTCGAGATCCTTTTGAAGCACTTGGTGCAATTCAAAATCTCTTCCCAGATGAAGATACAAAAACAACAAGTAAAAAGAAAGAAACAACTAGTTCTACGCCTAGTTATTTTAGTATATTTACTGACAGCGACAAAGAAGAAGAGGATTACAAGAGTAAGAGCGGTCAGAAAATCCTCGGTGAATTTACATCATTCTTCAAAGGTTTTAGTTAATGGAAGACAAAAGAAAGAAAGCCGTAAAAGCTTCAAAGATTGCCAAAGATTCTATGCCTTGCAATAAGCCGCGTCGTGACGTAAGGGGAGGAAAGAAATCTGTTGTTAAAGCTTGTGAAAACGGAGTAGAAAAGATTGTCCGCTTTGGCGACGCAAATATGGAAATTAAACGCGACAACCCTGAAAGACGCAGAAATTTCAGGGCAAGACACAAATGCGATGAGCCTAAGAGCAAATTGACAGCTGGTTACTGGTCTTGCAAAGCCTGGTAAACCAGCTAAACTATCTGGGTTGATTCCACACCAACATGGCCAAGCCAAAATCAAACACCGTACACATCGAAGGCAAGCCTAAGACCACATCTATTGGCCAAGGGCAAAATAGTCGTCCTGAGCGACGCGGTAAAAAGAAACTCAGGGGTCAAGGTAAGTAATTTTTATGTATGATTGGGGGTAATAATAGATACCCCCATGTCAGATTTTTCGTCTGCGATTAACATTATTCGCAAATACGAAGGATTCAGTGAGAAGGCATACGCTGATCCTTCCACGGGGGGAGAGCCTTACACCATTGGTTATGGCAGTCAGTACTACCCAGATGGTGCCCCAGTACGTCAAGGCCAGCTCTGTAGTAAACAGAAAGCACTTGAGTATCTTTTCCATGAAGTCAATGTCATTGATACCCAATTAACAAAGTTAAATCTTGGTATCGACGACTCGATGCGCCAAGCACTAATTTCATTCATCCACTCAATCGGTTGGGAACCCTTCCTGTACAGCAACATTGTTGACTGTCTGGAACGAGAAGATTTCTGTAGTGCAACAGAGGAAATAGGTCGTTGGATATTTGATGTTGATCACAAAGTCATTGGTGGCCTCCTGGACCGCAGGCGAGAAGAAATCGTACTATTCCTCCAAGAGGTTGATGCCAACCCCTGGGCCTCAACAGAGGTGCTTCTGAAAGCATTCCGCAATTACAGCGCAGCACCGCACCAAGTAAGAGCAATCCGTTCCTTGGAAGAAAGCATCAACCCATATGTTCTTTCCGAGTTTGCAAACAACTTCCAAGTTGACGAAGAACCTTGGGATTCTTTTTGGGATAACGAAGCAGAAGTCTTGTTTGACAGCTAGGATTAGAATAATTGCATTGAGAACATGCAAAGCGGAATGGAACGATCTGTCGAGCCAAGGGAATTTGAACTACCACTTGAGCTGCAGTTTTCTATGCGCAAAGCAGAACTCGCAGCAAAAGACTTGACTTGGGAAGAGCTCTACTGTGCACTTCTCAATCTGTATCATCAACGCTTGATGGAATGGTACGCAGTCAAAGCTTTGATGGAAGAAGAAAATGTGTCAATTGACTTTGATATTCCAACGGATCTAGAACTAGCCGAACTCGCCGCCGCTTGTGCATTCGACGACGAGGACGACGATGACGATGAACTTCAGCCATTCTGAGCTTCAGTAAAAGTCAGTAGGCGGTCTAGGTACCACTGAGCTTTTGCTAAGTCAGTCTTACCGCCTTTGTGACGCCAGCGCCATAAATACTTAACGCAGTTCCCGCGCAGATAGCCTTGGTACTCTTCTGCGGTTAACTGCGCTTCAATTGCTTCAATACATTCAATGCCACCACCATCTGTGTAATGGGGTGGATGATTAACTTGATCAGGTTGAATAACGGGTACTTCCTCTTTAACTGTCCAGGGCACAGGACACACTCCACCTGGGCAATCGCTTACTTCATCTACCGGAGCAAACCACGTCGCTTGGCTGACAGCATCTGCTCCTCCTCGTCCGGTTCCTCCAGTTCCAGTACCAGACTCTTCGGTCGGGGTGATGCTCCCATCGCCAAGCCCTGCTCCACCGATGGAATGTAGCCCGTCATTCCAGGACGTGCTCCCTCGAGATTCAACGGATTCCTTTCTAGCCCCTGCTCGCATGCAACCAAACCGCGGTTGTACATATCGTACAGCGGAACATCGTTTTCTGCATTGTCTAAAGGAGCACCAAAGTCACCTTCATCAAGACAACGACACTTTAGTTCGTCCTGAACAAAGCTATCTAAAAAGCCTGCGGCGGAATGCATCACAGCTAATACTTGATTTACTTCTTTTACAATAATAAGATGGCAAATATCTTCAGGCCCACATACGATCCCCGCCAGGATTCTGGTACTTCTGGAGCCGAAGTATCTGACCTTAATCCTGAACAGGCATACGATACAGACCTTCGTCGTATTGAAGAATCTGAAAGGGGTTCGGCTGCTTCAGTAAACGATAATCAAAATCGTGTTGCCAAATTTATGCGGGCAGCTAAGTCCGCTGGCGCATATAGGCAGAAAGCAAGTATTGATGAACCACAGATTCGTGGCAAGACTCCACGAACTCAAGCAGTTATCGCTGGTACTGAACTTCCTTCCACTGGTGATTCCGGTGGGCGTACCGGTGCTGTTGGATACGCCCGTAAACCAGGAAGTCAGTTCGGTAAAGGGTTCTAGACCTGGGAGAAAACAACGTTGTTCGGCTGGTCTTGGTATTTGCCCTTACGATCTTGATACGTAATGTGGCAAGGATTACCTCGATAGAACAATAGCTGTGTGATGCCTTCGTTGGCGTAGATCCTATTGAACAAGCCAGTGCAGTTACTAATCTCTAGCGTCAGGTAACCTTCCCATCCGCTTTCTGCTGGCGTAATATTCACCAAGATTCCAGAACGCGCATAAGTTGATTTACCCACAGCCACTACAGTGACATCACGTGGTAACTTCAAGCGTTCTTGCGCAACACCAAGGCAATAGCCATACGGAGGCAGTAAGAAGTACTGACCGCGTTCGTCTTCTAGTAGGTCAGCAGGCTTGAGAATATCAGGATCAAAGTTCTTTGGATCACAATCACCTGCTTGTACCTTGCCAAAAATCAAGCATTGGCTTGGAGAAAGACGGATGTCATATCCATAAGAACTAAGGCCATAACTGAGGAGTTTTCGTTCACCTTCTTTGCTGATCAATCGATCAACAAAAGGTGCAATCATCTCTTCTTTTTCAGCAAGATCCTTGATTTCCCAGTCAGCCAGAACGCTCATGGTCCCCTGTAATCGTTCTTCAGTATACAGAATTCAACAGAGAATACGTCCCTTTTCCGAGTAGATGTCCAAGAAATTTTCGATTGCTTTTTCCGTGTTGTGCTTCGGAGGTAAATAGACCAAAAACGAAGTGCAGGTTTTGTGACGCTTTACTTCATCTCCAATTCTGCGCAGCAAGAAAGGTGCAGTTTTTAAAATGCACATTGGAAAATCAAAGATTTTTTGTTCGTAACGAATCATGTCAGGGCAGTTGGTAAAATACAGACCCTGCTCTACCTCGTCAGCCAACCACTCTCGATACAGACGACGAAACCAAACGGCATGGGAAGAAGTCAGTGTCATTGCTGATGATCTTGTCATTTTCCACCTTTCGTTCTTGATGTCCCAGAAGTAGCAGCCACTGGGAGGAAACAAATAAACCTTGCCGAACCAAGGCTGGCAATTCAAGCCGTCATCAGATGGACAGTAGAACTGATCTGCGCCAACGTATTGATTTGCAACAGCGGAACTAGCAACATCAAGATCAATGCCTCCAAGTAGTTCGTTTGCTGCCGACGCCAGATCTGTACTGGTAATCATCTCAGCATCTTCTCTCCTGGAGCCAACAGCAAAGACGGTCATTTATCTTCAGCTACTTTGTTATAGTCAATTTCAAAATAGCGCATACCACCTTGATCATTGATAATGTAGCCAGCTTTTTCGGACGGATCTATCTTTTGAGCCGCTCCCAAAATACGGCGAAAGCTTTCCGCCATATCTCCATCATTATTACGTTCACACTCCTCTTGCGCTGCGTGCATCTCCTTCAAAGTTAAGAAGAAAATCGAGCGCTCCTTGTTCTCAGGCTGAAAGACCAATACGCCAGGACCCTCTGCTTTCCAGAATTTACAGTATTGCTGACCCATGTCACCAAGGATCAACTTAACCGTGGCATCAAGCATCCTTGCTTTCGTCTGGTCCATCTCCGGACCGATTACTGATGCAATTAACTTTTCTCGTCGGCTCATTTTCTAATAATCCTTGGCGTTGTAAAGATTCCAAAAGCTTTGTAGTTGGCCTGTATAAGACAACTAACTTGCCTAATACACCGCGTTTCTTGACAAGCTTTCCATTTTCATCTCGTACTTTATCAAATTCTCCTGATCGTATCAGATATTCGGCTACACATCTCAAACGACGCTTGAGGGGAAGTTCTGCCTGCGGGAATTT